GTTTTTTTTTTTGAATAGGGTTGAAATTTCGACAATTTCTTCTGCCCAACCTATTGTGTAAGGGCCTCCGCTAACCGGACGAAAACTAATAAATTAATTTTGAGTTGTAGTTTGAAGTCGGACCACCTTCGCTCGCAAACTTTCCTGAGTAACTGTTAAAAAGCACCTTATAATTGAGGTCGTCTCTCCCAGGTATGTTACGTGTGTTTGCGCCCAGCTCCTTGACTGTTCTTTATTCTGTTACTCTACAACTTTAAAAGGGGGTGAAACACTCCACGCTCCTTATGACAGGGACATACAATTTCATACGATACTTACTTTATTCGGTATCAGAATTATCCGAGCCATCTGACAAGACGCTTCCTAGTGCTCCGAAAACCGCTGTGATCGGCGGTGTAATTTCGAGTGAACTCCATTCTTCTGGAACGGAATTCGAAATGTGCGCGGTGAAGGCGACATGATCAAAATCATCATCGACTTCCATTTCGGGACCGCGCACCACCCTATTCATCTCCGGCTCTATGACGGCGATCGGACGTAGTACTGGATCAGGGTCGTCCAAACCCAGTTCCAGGAGACCGCTAGTAAGTCCCACAATTTGATTATTAATCTGAACTAAACCCGTCTGGGTAGTTACAGCATTCATAATCCTAGCATAATCTTCATCTTCTCGGTACCGTTCTTCCCAGGCCGTGTCGATTGGCGCGAGTATAACCGGTTCCTCCGGCTCTACCCAACGCACAGGTATTAGAAGTCTCCCTTCTGCATCTCTAGCAAAAGGAACTCCTGGTCGTAGTCCTTGCATGATGCGCGCAGTCCGTAGAGATTCCTCTTGACGGTGCGCTTCTGCTGCATCCTCCCTCGATCGTTGGAAGGTTAGAATCTGCGTATACCACGCAGTTCCCCTCGCAAACCACCACGGAAGGTCCACCAACCATCCGTACCTGAATTCATACAGAAATGTTCTGAATATGTTCACCAAAACTCCGGCTGGAACGCCGATGTAATACGAACCAATCATTGCAAATCTTACATTTCCAGGATTTCGTCTTATGGCATTAAATGCAATGAATTGCTGCATTGCGTTAATGTCAAGTCCCACATCGAGAATTGTGGCTAGAGTGCGTTGCACGCGGAATGGATCTTCCCGCACAGGCACTAGAGCCGCAGCTTCCCAAGCATCTCCCTGCTCTTCCCAGTCTCCGACGTCTACGATACTAGCCCACTGCACCCACTCGTTAGGTATATCCCACTCGTTAGGAACAATGTCCTTCGTACCGCAAACGCCTTCAACAGCGAAAAGAGCCTGCTTCTCTTCCACACTCTTGAACCACTCATTCCAATCAAACTCGGCTGTGATACCAAGCTCTCTCATCTGTCTAAGTAAGTTGTCTACTTCCTCAGACCCATGGTGTGCCATCATCCTCAAACCAGTCTCGATCCGTTGTCTCATGATAGTTTCATTTCCAGTGTTACTTTTATGTTCCCACCTCAACTCACGATGCACGACCTCCTTTGGCAGGGGGGCTAATACAACACCATCAACCTCCACGAATGGAGATTTCAAGAACGTGAGATCCGTCAGTTCATCAAAAGGCTTGACTGTACCGTCCTTAGCTGCACACGTAGCTTTCAGCCCCATCACGCGCGCCAGTTCTACACAAGTAATTCGATTGAAATACTCACGCGTATCTGGCGCAACACTCAG